CCATGTTGTCATTCTTGATCTTTCCAGCAGAGCCTTCGTAGTTTACATTGTAGGGAGGATCGGTAATGACCAGGTTGGCCTTGTTGCCTGCCATCAGCAGATCAAAGGTTTCGGCTTTGGTGCTGTCACCACACACCAGACGGTGGCGACCAAGCGTCCATACATCCCCAGGTCGGGTGATGGTGGGCTTGGCAAGCTCTTTTTCTACATCAAAATCATCATCCTGAACGCTGTCTTTGAGGGTGTCCTTAAAAAGATCATCGATTTCTCTGGGATCAAAACCAGTCAAGGATACATCGAAGTCGGTCCCCTGGAGGTCAGTAATCAGCAGGGCCAGCTTGTCCTTATCCCACTCGCCGGAGATCTTGTTCAGGGCGATGTTCAGTGCTTTTTCCTTTTCCTCGGTCAGTTCCACAACAACGCAGTCCACTTCCGTGTGACCCATGTCCTGCAGCACTTTCAGGCGCTGATGTCCGCCGACCACTCGGCCAGTGGTTTTGTTCCAGATAACCGGCTCCACATAGCCGAACTGCTCGATAGACCGCTTCAGCTTTTCGTATTCCGCATCACCCGGCTTGAGATCTTTACGAGGGTTATAGTCCGCAGGAAGCAGCTCTGCGGTATTCTTTTTCTCAATCAGCATTAAAACAACCCCCATTCAGCAAATTTCTCGAACCCGCCAATAGACTGGATATACAGACGGGCGATTTCCACGATTGCGGAGTACGGCAGCCCATCCACGGTTTCATCGCCGATAGCGCAGCACAGCTGTACGGGTTTGTCTGTGGCCTGTGCCTTGAGAAAAGCGTAGATATTTACGGACACGTCTGCCTTGGACAAATCCTTGCCGTGCAGACCACCGCCTGTGACGGAATCCGCCATGTCGGAGCCGAGCTTCCGGTTGGTTGCTCCGGTGTCTACATCAGTACCGCCAGTCCATTCGCCCAGAGGATTCACTTCTGCGCCAGGGTAGGCAGATTGAAGTTCTTCAGTAGAAGAATTGCTCTGGCAAATGATGAGTCGTTCGCCATCCAGAATGTATTTGCCATCGCAGGGATAGCGTTCGAAGATTTCACGGGCGATTCGAGAGAGAGATTTCTGCTCAAAGGTCAGAGGCATACCACGGAAGATGCCGTTGTCGCCACATCGGATGCCACCCACTTGGTTATTCGCCAGATGCGCATCCTGGGGAACAATGACCAGGTCGACATCGAGCCATCCGGCAATGCGGTTCACAGCGGCGGTGATATCTGCGCTGTCAAGTTCGGCGGTGGTTTCCACAATGATATGGCATACGCCATGCCCGATGAGAACCTCTACGGCAATCTTGGGGTTGTACTCTGCTGCGTAGGCCAGATCTACGATAGCCCCAGCAATACGATCTGCCACTTTATCAGGGTGGCAGGGATTCACTTTCTCAATCATCGTATCAATTTCCTTTCCTTGTACGAAGTAGTTTTTCCATGAGGTCGTCCTGGGGGTTGGCACCGGTGTATTCGCTGGAGCAGTTTTCCTTAACGATCTGAAATATCTCCATCCAGAGACGATTGGTTTGGGACATATAATTCTGGCTCATGGAAACATAAGGGCTTTGGATAGCGTTTCCTGTGGTTGGGTGCTTGGCAAGGAAGCCATAGTCTGTGACGGCCTGCTCACACTGAATCCACCGAGCGGCACTCATAGCATATCGCTCCAATAGCTGCGGAGATACCAGGGAGGTGCAGTTTCGCTCAGCAAGCCATTTCCAGGTAGCTTCATAGATTTCAGCTGCACCCAGTGGCTTGCCGTCTTTTTGTGTGGCAGAAAGCATGGCGGGAGGCTTTGGCATTGGTTGACCTTCTAAATCGGCTGTTTCGGAAAAGTCGATGACAGTCAGCTTTCGCTTGCCGGGATTCCCATCTGTGATTTTGTCAGCCAGGGGCTTCTTTTTGGCACCGGCTCCCGGCCGTGCGCCACCCCTGTTCGTTCCGTCTTTTGCCACATTCTCACCTCCTAATGGGACCTTGTTTAATTCCCCCTTTGAAACTGCGATTTTGCACACGGACCCCCACGCCCGTTGCACTGCATAAAGGCTGTAGAGATTTGCATCCCCCTACCGGGGGTGGGTAGAGGGAAAATACAGGCGCAGCCTCAGTGGTTGTGCCAACGGTCACCTCGCTGTGCGTGGATTCTGGCATGGCAGGATTTACACAGGGAGATCAGATTGCTTTGGTCGTGTGTTCCACCTTCGGCTAATGGCACCTTGTGATGGACTTCCTCAGTGGGGATAAGAATACCTTTTTCCAAACACAATTCACACAGCGGATGCTGCTGAACGTATCTGTCACGGATGCGTTTCCAGGCACGGCCATAGCGACGGCGCACCTCCGGGTCACGGTCATATTTTTCGTACCGTATGGCTTCCTCTCTGGCGTGTTCTTCACAGAACCGTCCATGGGTCAGCTTCGGGCATCCGGGATGTGAGCATGGGCTCTTCGGTTTGCACGGCACACATTTCACCTCTTTCGGAATCGTTGGGTAAACTTGTATTTGAGGATGTACCATATCTGTTCCATGTAGCCGACCTTGCGGTAGCCCATGTCATACACTCCTCTCAGGGCAGAAGAAAAGCCCCATGGAATCACTCCCATGAGGCCGTTCTGTATTCTGTTTTGCTAGTGTAATAGTACCACAGTCAATCTGGGATAAATAGTGACAAACCATGTCGCTTTTCAAATTGCACATTGGCGAGGGCTTCTTCGTGAAGTCTCTGGGTGTGCCGCAGGGAGTAGCCAAGCTGGCTGGCGATTTCCGGCCATGTACGAAAACACAAATACCGCTGCTCCAGAAGCAGGCTGTATTCGGGGTTGTCCATGGAGTGGATGACGGAGGCGATTTCAACCTTCAAATCTACCAGACGGTCGATTTCATCGTTGATTTCATGCTGAAGGTCAACGATTTTTACAATGGCGTTTTCCATAGACGAAGTGCCGTGATTGGGGCTGTGGGGCATCCCGGTCATAACGGATGTACACTTGGTGGCAAGACCGTTAAGGGAATCCACCTGCGCGATGAGGGAGTTGATGCGTTGATCCAGATGGTATGCCTGGGAGAGGTACTCTTTTGCAGTCATACTGCCACCGCCTTTCCGTACACTTCTTTTTGGATACTCTCCATAAGGGCTTCCGCATCCAAATTGGTCAGTATTTCAAACCAGCCGGAGCGGAAGAAATGCTCGCATTCCTTTTTCCAGGCCAGGGCTTCTCTATTTCGGGAATTGGAACGGAGTGCTTTCAGGGCGTGGGCATAATCTTTTGCGGCTAAGAGGACAATGGCATTCGCCAGTCGGAAATATGCATCCATTATTATCTAACCTCCAAATCTGCTTTGACCGCATCGATGAGAGCGGATTGTGTTCTGTCTTTTGATCCCAGGGCATCCATGATTCGCATATCCACAGTCCCTTCGGTAAGGATGTGGTGGATCACCACGGTATCTGATGTTTGACCCTGCCGCCATAACCGGGCAATGGTCTGTTGGTAAAGTTCCAGACTCCAGGTCATGCCAAACCACACCAGAGTGGAACCACCAGACTGGATATTCAGGCCATGACCGGCAGATGCCGGGTGAATCAGGCCAACTGGCATCTCACCACGGCTCCATCTGGCGATGTTCTCTGCTTTGTCCATGGTGACAAAGGGAATGTGGCGGTCTTTCAGACGATTACTGATTCGTTCCAAATCGTGTTTGAACCAGTAGCCAACCAGAATGGGCTTCCCATTGGCAGCTTCGATGATGTCCTCCAGAGCATCCAGCTTTCGGTCATGGATGCGAAGGACACGCTTGTCCTCTGTGTAAATGGCACCGTTGGCCATCTGACATAGCTTGTTACACAGACCCGCCGCATTTCCAGCATCGATCTCATCACCACCCAGGGACACCACAAGGTCGTGCTTGAGGGTGTCATAGATTCTTCGTTCGGCGGGCGAGAGCGTGACCATGACACGGTTGAGAATGCGCTCCGGCATTTGCAGATGGTCGGTGGCTTTCATGGAAATGGTGATATCGGAAATCTGGCGGTAGATGGCTTCCTCTGCGCCGGGGAGCGGCTTATAGGAAAAGACTACCTGACCATTTCGCTTGTCCGGCTGGAAATATTGGTTTCGGTAGTGGGTGATGAATCTGCCCAACCGCTTGCCCATATCCAGAAGACGGAACTGCGCCCACAGATCCATGAGTCCATTACTGGATGGAGTGCCAGTAAGGCCAACGACCCGCTTTACTGTGGGTCTTACTTTCAGGAGACTTTTGAACCGCTTTGATTGCCAGGATTTGAAAGAAGATAGCTCGTCAATGACCATCATGTCATAGTCAAAGGGCAAACCACTTTCTTCCACCAGCCACTGGACGTTTTCTCTGTTGATGATGTACACGGAAGCACGCTGCAAGAGAGCTGCTTTGCGTTCTGTTTCAGTGCCAACAGCCACTGAGTATTTCAGTCCGCGCAGGTGATCCCATTTCTGGATTTCCGCAGGCCAGGTGTCTCTGGCCACTCTGAGAGGTGCGATGACCAGTACCTTGCGGACGAGAAAGCTGTCCAGGCACAGGTCGTAGATGGCTGACAGAGTGATGACACTTTTTCCCAAACCCATATCCAGAAACACCGCTGCGATGGGATGCCCCAGAATGAAGTTGGTGGCGTAGGTCTGGTAGTTATGCGGATTGTATTTCATGAAGAATCCCTCCAATCTGTTCTGGGCTATCAATGCAGTACACAGAAAAGCCAAGTGATTCCAACTGACTTTTTCGCCGTACCTGCAGAGGACGCATCTCTTTGCCGGGTGCTTTCAGTTCAATGAAAGCAATCTTTCCGTGGGGAAGAAGCACCAGGCGATCTGGCACTCCATCGAATCCTGGACTTACAAACTTTGGTGCAAGACCCCCCATGTTTTTGACGGCCTTGACCAGTTTTTCTTCGACTTTCTTTTCTCTCATGAGAGCCTCCTTGTTGCCGTTTGCCGTTGCCGATGGCGTTCAAACTATTTCTCGTATATATGCGTGTGTGCGTAGCCGTTTGCCGCTTTTTTACTTTTTTCACAACTTGAAGTAGGTAATCGGCAACATCGGCAACACACCTCAAAAGTGCCCTACCGGGAATGGTTTGGGGCGTTTCCGATGGTGTTGCCAATCCGCCCCATCGGAAACAATCGGCAACGGCGGACTGTTGCCCGTTAGATTGGTTGACCAAAGTTA